AATTTTTTATTTGGGAAGTAAAAATCGAGGATGAAGACTTCGGTGAATATGTTAGCCTTTATTCGGCAAAGATGGCCGTTCAAGAGCAAATCCTAGAACGGGATGAAGCCATCGCCAGAGCGAATAAAAGATCCGCATCACACACGCGCAAGAAAAAGTTAAAGAAACAAGTGAAAGTGTAGAAATATTATAAATAGTAGTATGAACCGGTGCAGTGTATTACCATTGCACCGGTTCTTAACATCGCATAAAGGAAGTTTTACGCAAATGTCTATTATTATTTATCAAGACGCAAAACACAAAATCCAAAGAGAATTTCAGAGAAAATGGTATCTTGATCACAAAGAACAAATTAACGCGCGTATTGTAAGATGGCGTTTGGCAAATCCAGAAAAGGTCAAATCCAGAAAAGTACAATATCACATTGAGCACAAAGAACAAATTAACGCGCGTAGTGCCAAGTGGCAAAAAGAAAACCCAGAAAAATGTAAAGTAAATTATCTAAAATGGCATAAATCACATCCAATTGAAGATCAAGTATCTAATAATAATGGAAATTATATAGATGACTACATCAAAATCTTGCAAGCGTAAGACGTGGCGATGTTTCCACTGTGATGATGTCTTCCGATCCCGAAAGGCTGCTTGGGCGCACTTTGGGCCAGATCAGGATTGCGAAAAGCTACCACCCGCCTGCATCGATCCGTTGAGAGCCGACGAGAAGGCCCGGCTAACTGAACTCCGCGAGGCACAGGAGTACGCGTTTCAGTGTCAAGAGAGCGCAAATGGCAAGGAGGACCGTTTAGATGGTCTGGAATGGGAGCTTGCTGAATTTAAGAGTCTTACAAAGTGCGACTCCATTCACGCGTTGCGGATGGCCCTCGATTCGGCAGAGGGTGAACTGATAACGGCGCGTGCCTTGATCGCCGCCGTCCGAGAGAAAGCCTCCGAAGTGTATGCCGAGGTGATTCAGTTATCGGCGATGTAGTCAAGTAGGCACTCTGCATATAGACCATATCATTCCTAAATACTTAAAAAGTGGAAAAGTAAATCCCAAATGCACCAACAATATTGATAATGTACAGCCGCTTTGTTTATTCTGCAATTACACCAAGCATGATAAGACAATCGACTACAGAAACTAAATATTAAAAAAGTGGTGTTTAAGTAAGAAATATTGTACGTTCTTGGTTTCTACGTGATAATAATCCAGGACTTTGTTTTCCTTGCGAAAAACTCCATTTTGGAAATTCATCAGCGGCCGCTTGATAATTTTTCTGGTTAAGTAATTTAAGCATTGTAGATGCTTCAAATGCTCCAATTCCCATATTATATGTAAATGATGCAAGTGCATCATATTGATTTTGAGTTAATGGAACCGTAATGACTTTTGTAAATGCATCTTCAATTTGTCCAATTTTACCCATCATCAATAATGCCGCTTCATCACGTGTAATCGTTACATCTGGCTGTTTATATTTGGCAAGTAATTCTGGAGTATTTAAATTTGTGCCAAAACCAATAGAAAAACCATTTGCATCAGGATACGCGTGATCGACAAATCCTTCAAAGTATTGTATTTTAATTAATCCGTTTTGAGATACTATCATATATCAAATATTTATGATTGACATATGATTGCAAATATGATATAATAATCTTAGTAGAGGTTGAATGAAATTCTATACAAGTGCCCACCAATACGGAAATAATATTTTACTTAAAGAGATAGTAAATGGTCAAAGAGTCCGACGCAAAGTGGCATATAAACCATCTTTATATATTCCAAACTGTGAGAAAACTACTAATGAATACAAAACATTAACCGGAGAGCCGGTTGATAAAATTGACTTTGATTGTATTAAAGAAGCCAAACAATTTTTTTCTGATAATGAAGATGCTTCAAATGGCCAACCGATTTATGGAAATACTCAATTTCATTATGCTTTTATTGCAGACGAATATCCTCAACATGAATTGGAATATGATTTAAATCAACTGTCTATTGTAACCATTGATATTGAACATGAAAATGAATATGGTTTTAAACAAGATGATGCTCAAACGGCGCGTGAGCGAATAAATGTAATTACCATAAAGGATTTTAATCAAGATAAATTCCACGTATTTACTTTTGTTGATGATAAATTGTATAATAAAAAGAATAAATTTGTTCCAAAAACAGATAACATTATTCATTATGAGTTTGAAGATGAAAAGGAAATGTTATTAGGATTCCTAAAAGTTTGGAATAAATTGGATCCTGATATTATAACTGGTTGGAACTGTCGTGCATTTGATATTCCATATCTTTATAATCGTTTGGTTTTGTTATTTGATGACGAAGGTAAAACAGCAAGGAAACTTTCATCATGGGGAATTGTTCAGGAAATAACAGTTAATTTCCAGCATAAGGATCGTCAGTGTTATGAGTTATATGGAGCCGCTCAATTAGATTATCTTCAAATATATAAAAAGAACGTAATGGAACCCAGAGAAAATAATAAATTGGATTACATTGCCAAGGTGGAATTAAAAGGTGAAGGTAAAATTGATTGGCATGAAAAATATGAAACACTGAAAGAATTTTATACCAAAAATTTTCAATGGTTTGTAGAGTATAATATTCAGGATGTTAATTTAATTGAGTTATTGGAAAGGAAACGGAAGTTAATTGAATTGACCGTTTCGGTCGCATACTTGGCAAAGGTAAATTATATTGATGTACTCGCGCAAGTGAGAACATGGGACGTATTGATTTTCAATTGGTTATATCAAGAGAAGATTGTTATTCCACAAAAAGAACATCAATCTAAAAAGGACCAATTTGAAGGAGCATATGTTAAGCCACCCATTCCAGGAATGTATGAAGATGTAGTATCATTTGACGTTGCATCACTGTATCCAAATATTATTAGAGTATTGAATATTGGTCCAGAAACCAAGAATGATAATTTAAAAGTTGAAGTAAGATCTGATGATTTCCTTTTAGAAAATGATGAATGGGAAGAAGCGTTTAGTAGAGCAACCGCTAATGCTTGTACATGTGCCTGTAATGGTGTTTTTTATAGTAAAGAAAAACAAAGTTTTTATAGCCGCATGGTTGAGACTATTTTTAATAAGAGAAAAGGATATCAGGCGGATATTAAAAAGGCAAAAAAGGAATTGGAGAGTTGTATTGATCCGGTTAGAAAAGAACAACTTGGAAATATTATTTCTTCTTTAGATATTAGGCAACGTGCTACTAAGATTTTGCTTAATTCGTTATACGGTGCGTTTGGTAATCAATATTTTAGATTTTATGATTTAGAAAATGCTGAAGCGGTTACAATGACTGGTAAGTTTATTATTCAATATATTCAAAAAGGATTGAATGAATATTTTAATAAATTGTATAAAACTGAAGGTTTGGATTTTACCATTTATTCGGATACGGATTCTGTATATATCACTTTAGATAAATTAGTTCAACATGTATTTAAAGGTGAAAAACCGTCTGTTGAAAAATTAATTCATTTCATGGATAATGTATGTAAAGAAAAATTAGAACCGGAGATTGATAGATTATTTGAAAACATAACTTATAATTATATCAATGGAATGCGCGCAGAAAAACCAATTTTAAGCATGAAGCGTGAGGTTCTTTCTGATAGAGCAATTTGGTCTTCCAAGAAACATTATGCATTACAAGTTTGGAATTCTGAAGGTGATAATTATTTTGAATGTAATGATTGCCATAATGAATTTTCAGGACCATCAGAACAAGCGCCTCCATGTAATAAGTGTAAGAGTACAAATACCAAAAGAGTTTCTAAATTGAAAATTATGGGATTTGCTTTAGTTCGAGCAAGTACCCCGCAATATTGTAGAACTGCAATGAAAACTGCACTTCAAATTATGATGACCGGAACACAATATGAATTGGCGGATTTTGTAGAAAAGACCCGATTGGAATTTATGAAACTTCCGATTGAAGATATTGCATTTCCTCAAGGTGTAAATGATTTGGAGAAATGGGAAGATGAGGGTGATGATGTATATAAGAAGGGAACTAATATTGGTGTAAAGGCAGTTCTGTTACATAATAGACGAATTGAAGAATTGAAATTACAACATAAATATGCTCCAATAGAATCATCTGAGAAGATTAAATTTGTTCATTTGAAAACTCCTAATCCTATTGGAGATAAAGTAATTGCTTTTAATGGAAAACTTCCTAAAGAATTTGGATTACATAAGTATGTGGATTATGTAGAAATGTATGATAAGACTTTTATTAAACCACTTGAAAAAATATTGGATCCTATTGGATGGTCAGTAGATAAAATGTATGATATGGAGAAATTTTTTAAATGACAACGGAAGAAATAATGGAGAATTCGAGGCGGCCAAATTATATGTTACCATTAACCGAAGAACTTAATAAACCAGTACTTAGAACATTTGAAACCGGCGCCACCCGCGACCTTGATGTATCAAAGATAGATTATGAAGCATGTCTTTCACCGCTGGTGTTGGAATGTTTTGGTGAATATATGTTGAGTTGTAGTGTTCAAGCCGACGGATCTAAAAGACCAGGAGATAATTGGAAAAAAGGTATACCTTTAAATTCTTATATTAAGTCAATGTTACGACATGTATGGGATGTATGGAAATTACATAGTGGATATACAGCCACTGACAGAAAGACTGGAAAGCCAGTCACAATAGAACAAGCCTGTTGTGCGGTATTATTTAATATTCAAGGTTATTTACATGAATATTTGAAGAAGAAAAATGGAATCGAACAGGTTTTTTGATAAAATTATATTTACTGATTATTGTTGGTTGTGGTCGGGCGCAACTAATGATAAAGGTTATGGATTTTTAAATGTTGATGGTCGTTGTGTAAAAGCCCATAGATTTTCTTGGGAAATTTTTAAAGGTCCTATACCAGATGGTTTAAATGTTTTACATAAATGTGATGTTCGAAATTGCGTGAATCCAAACCATTTATTTTTAGGAACTCAACAAGATAATATGAAGGATATGGTTAAAAAGAACCGACAACGAAAAGGTGAAAATGTTGTAGGATCTAAATTGACTAAGTATAAAGTAATACAAATACGAAAACAATATGTTAGGGGTAAAATTACATTTCGAAAATTGGCAATAAAGTATGATGTTTCTCCGGCGCAAATTTATAATGTTGTGAGAAATATAAGTTGGAAGGAAGCAAATGGAACAACTTGAAGAATTAACAGGACAAGCAATTTTTGACCGTGAATTAACAAAAAGTCATGGTAATATTGTTGGTAATTATAAAAAAGGATCATACATATCTACATATCGCGGAAAGAAATTGTGGCCATTAGATCCAAATCCAAGCGATATTGATATACAAGATATCGCACACGCGTTATCTAATAATTGTAGATGGACAGGACATGTAAAATCGTTTTATAGTGTATCACAGCACAGTGTATTGGTGTCTCAAATTGTTGAACCTGAAAATGCGTTGGCTGGATTATTACATGATGCTTCTGAAGCATATTTAAGCGATATTGCGCGTCCTGTCAAATATTCCGAACCGATGGAAGGTTATCGGGAAATTGAAGCCAGATTAGAACGAGTAATTAATGAAAAATTTGGTCTTCCATATCCTATGTCAGTTGATGTAAAACGCGCAGATGATATGTTATTGACAGCCGAAGGATATTATTTATTTAATCCACCACAACAATGGGTATTAGATAAATTAAAAGCCGCTGGTTTAGAAAAACCGATGATAGCACCTATTGTATGTTGGCCACCAGTGACCGCAAAGGCTATGTTTATGAAACGGTTTTTAGAATTAAATGGTGTAAAAATAGGTGTTGCAGTTGAAGAAGAATTGGAGAATATGAATGGGCCGTCCTCGTAAAGCAGAAGTAAAGACAAAAATCAAGAAATTAAGAGTACCAAAAGAAGCCAAAACAAAGAAACCAAAGCACGCGGATAACGTAGATTTCTTTGACAAGATGGCTAAAGCGACTGGTAATGATCTTGCACAAGCAGTTTCAAATGGCATTATATCGGGTGATATAACTGGATGGATTGATACTGGTGTATATCTTTTTAATGCCCAATTATCTGGGTCTTTATTCGGTGGAGCACCTAACAACAAAATTGTTGTTTTCGCGGGTCCAGCAGCCACTGGGAAAACATTTTTTGTTCTGGCATTGATCAAACATTTTCTTAATACGCATCCAAAATCTGGTGTCATGTTCTTTGAATCTGAAGGTGCGATTACTAAAGATATGATGCTTCAAAGAGGAATTGATATCAGTAGAGTATATTGTATTCCTATTGAGACAGTTCAAGAATTAAGAACACAATCATTGAAGATGTTGCGTATGGTTAAAGATACACCAGAAGATAAACGGCATCCTGTGATGTTTGTTTGTGATTCTTTAGGAATGCTTTCTACAATAAAAGAAATGGAAGATTCTGAATCTGGTAGTGAAAAGGCAGATATGACCCGGGCGAGGTTGATTAAATCTGCATTTAGAACTATTACATTAAAGTTGGGTGTATTGGGAATTCCATTTTTTGTTACTAATCATGTGTATGATACACAAGGATTGTTTAGTCATAAGGTACAAAGTGGGGGGGCGGGAATTCAATATGCCAATTCACTTTCAGTATTTCTTTCCAAGAGTAAAGATAAGGTTGGTACCGAAGTAGTTGGCGCCATTCTTCATTGTAAATTGGAAAAGGGTCGCTTAACAAAAGAGAATACAGTTATTGATGTATCGCTCGATTATGGATCTGGATTGGATAGATATTATGGATTGCTTGAATTGGGATTAAAATATGAACTTTTTAAGAAAGTGAAAGAAGATAAAAAAGAAAAGATTCTAATTGGTGGTAAAAAAGCAACAGAAAAACAAATTGAAGCGCATCCGGAAGAATATTTTACAGAAGAGGTATTGAAGGCGCTTGATGTATTTGCGGGTAAGGAATTTAATTATGGAACGAATATAATAATTCCTGAAGAAATAGAAGAGGTAGAAAATGAGTAATAAGGAAAATTATGATATTATGTGGTATGAGAATGTGATTGAAGGCGATGGAAATACTCATACGGGTTATGTGGTTACCAAATTTGATAACAGCATTCCAAACGATTCTAAAATGTTTAGATTGGTTTTAGATCATGTTGAAAGTAAATGGAAATGGAAACAATATGTATATAAAGATTATCCATATGCTACATATTTTGAAAAAATTAAAAATGCATTGTTAATATTGAACCAAATGATTGAGGAATAATTAAGATATTTATTTTATTGAAAGGTGAAATTATATTATGTTACAGGTGATTATTATGTTATTATGTCCAATAGATCAGAAGAGATTAAGGAATTTATAAAGAAGTCGGTTGATTGGCAGAAATTCGTGAATAATGCGGCCACTTTAAATTTTAGTGGTAATAAAGGAAATTTTTTTCGGGCAGAAGAAATCGAAAACAGTATAGCAGATTTTAGTAATGATAAAATTAAATTCATAGATGGTCAAGGCAGAGATCTTTATCTTACAGAATATATGGAATATATTGAGGTTAAATGTTATAATAATTCTCTTTATAATAAACTTGGCTGGAAAGATATTATTAAAACAATTCAGTTAATACGATTTCGTGGTGATAATATTCTTTCAGAATTACCTGATAGTTATTCCAGATTCATAATGATATTAGATAAAAATTGTGGAGTTTTAGTTGATAAGAAGGAAATTAAAGATTATATTATTCAACGTTCTGATGGATTATATTTAAAAGGGTGTCCTGTTGAGGAATGTTTTGAATTATATGGGCCACTTGAATGTAATATTTTAAAATCAAAATTGGATTTAATTATTAATCATTATAATAGAAATATGAAACAGTGCCGAAATAGAAGGTATGAGGAAATTAAAAAATATGCCGGTACAATATCAGGATCCAAATAGAATCCTTCCAAATGGATATTATTTGCAGAATGAAAATAATCCATATATCGTGACACTTAATATGGGGCCCTTTAAGGGCCTCAAAATCCAGATAGTTGAAAATATTAAAATTCGTACTGATTATTTGACATCCACCCCACAGATGCTTTATAATTATAAAGTGCTTCATTATGCAGGATATGATCCTCATCAAATTGAAACATCTAAAGATTTATCCAGAATAATCGCTGCTATTGCGGTTGAATTGGCATATTTTGAAGCAACTGATAAAATAGACCCAACCGAAAGGCAAAATGGCTGAAAATCGTATAGAGGTTATAATCCTTAAGAATTTATTTCATAACCAAAATTTTGTTAAAAAGGTTTTGCCGTTTTTAAAAGTAGATTATTGGAAACCTACACATGAAAAATTGATATTTTCTCATACTTTAGATTATATTAATGAATATGAAAAACTACCAACAATTTCTGAAATTGCGGTTGCTATTGAGAAGGATAAAATAGTTGAAGAAACTTATAAGGAATGTTTAGAAACTTTAACCAAATTAGAAACTAATGAAGAAGTTAATTATGATTGGTTAATAAATGAAACGGAACATTTTTGTAAAGATAGGGCATTAGTTTTAGCAGCATATAAATCGGTGGCTATATTAGAAGGAAAAGATAAGAAATTAGATTCGGGTTCTATTCCTAAAATTTTTGAAGATGCTTTATCGGTTAATTTTGATACTAATATTGGGCATTCATATTTTGATGATGCTGAAAAAAGATATGATACATTACATGCGGAAGAGTATAAACTTCCTTTTGATATAGATTTTCTTAATAGAGTGACTAAAGGTGGAGTTTCAAGAAAGACTTTGAATCTCCTTGTTGCCGGAATTTATGTGGGGAAAACACTTGGTTTGTGTCATTTGGCACGTTCTTATTTATGTCAAGGAAAGAATGTTCTTTATATAACTTTGGAAGTATCTGAGGAAAATATAGGTAATAGAATTGATACTAATCTTTTGGATATCTCAATTGATGATATAAGTGATGTTCCAAGGGATATTTTTATTAAAAAGGCACTTAAAGCACGCGAACAAAATTCCGGATCTCTTATTATTAAAGAATATCCTGCTGGTTCCATACATGTGAATCATTTAAGGGCACTCATAAATGAATTATATTTAAAGAAAAAATTCCGACCAGATGTTATTATGATTGATTATCTCAATTTAATGGCGTCTTCAAGAATTAAACCAACAGAAAAAACACACCTTACTATTCAAGCGATTGCGGAAGAAATTCGTGCTTTAGCACAAGAATTTGATGTACCTATTTGGTCAGCAACACAACTTTCGGCTGAAGGATTAGAATCTTCCGATCCTACTATTACTGAAGTTTCTGGTTCAAGAATTGGACTTTTAGCTACGGTTGATTTGGCTTGGTTTATTGTATGTAGTGAAAAGTTGCGGGAACTTGGTCAATTATTGTTTATCCAACATAAAAATAGATATAAAGATGCTACTGATAATAAGAAATTTTATGTGGGAATAGACCGGAAAAAATTCCGACTATTTGACGTAGAACAAAAAGGCCAAGTGGCTGCACCTTCAAAAGATCCACTTGAGGATGAAGGCCAGATGCGCCGGGAGATATCCAAGAAACATGGTTCGCAACCATATGTTTCCGGATATAAACAAAAATTCGGATCTAAAAAGTTCGCGGACTTTAAGGTCTAAATATTAATAAATGACTAAAGATGCGCTTGAAATTAAATTATCTGAATTAAAATCTAAAAGTTATAATAATTTATTTCCAACTATTCTCAAACTTGTGAGTAATGCAGAAGAAATACATGAAAAAATTTCACAATTATTAATTGAGAATTATCCACCACCAACTGAAGAATTTGAAGATGTTGGATTTCAATTTGCCATAACAAAACAATTTACATTTAATAATTTATATTCTCTGCAAGATGTATTGCATTATGATAATCTGGAAATAATTATCCAACAAATGCAAAAAGGAACATTTACAGTTACAGATGAAAATCTTCCATATATAATAAAATACCAAAATAAACAATATATAATTGATGGAAATCATAGAATTGCTGCTTTTATTTTTTTAGGTAAAACTTCAATAAAAGGAAAGTTTTTAGATTTAGATGAAAAAATAAAATCTAAAATACAACCAGAAAATTCACGGGCCCTCAAATCATCTGGACCAACACTAACTGATATTCAAAAAATTATATCTGATTTAGGATATAATGAATTTAAACCAGGAAAAACAAAGAATGAATTGGGTATTATTGTTCCGGCTAATTTAGTTGCAAAAGCAGTAAAAGAAATTCAAAAAAAATTATTTTTGTTCAAATCTGAAATTATTCCTCCAAACCAAATCAAAATAAAAACTATTAATCCAACTTCCAAAATTAAATATGATTTATTTCTCCGAATTCGGAGAAAGAAAGATCAACCGACAAATATCACACATGGTATTAATAATGAAAAGGATTTCATTGCAGCCGTATCTGGATATATAAGAGATTCAATTAGTTTAGATGAAACGCATAAAATTGATATTGATTTCCAAGTAGATGGTGTAACTAAATTTGCAATTAAAAATGTAACTGGAATTATACATGTAGGAAAAGAAACACAGAAGAAAAATGAATCCGGTGAAAGAATTAGAAATAAAGCAGACGTACATATCATAACCGATAAAGGAAATATTCCGTTATCAGTTAAAGAAGATACTTCTGGTTTCTGGGAATCTGTTGATGTTTTTTGGGGCAAACAGGCAATGAAATTAATCAAGTGGATGTTTAAACAAAAACAATCTCAATTAAGAAAGCAAGTTGAAATTAAAAATGACAAAACACTTCATTATTGGACATTAACTAAAACTTTTGCATTACGAGCAACACCACAAGAAGTTTTGTCCGTTTGTTTTGGTGATGATATTATTAATCATCATGGTGCGATTATTAAGAAAAATTTTATACTGGCAGATTTTGATTGGGACAAAGATAACGAAAATACATTAAATATTAATTGTACATATATTATCCAAAGGTTATATGAAATACCTGAAGATTTATATCCATATATATGGATTGCAAACGATAAAACCCGTAAAGTAAAAGCAATTGGTATTAGGGGATTGCGGCCACATGCTGCTTGTAAATTTAAGGTGATGCCTCCAAGTGGTGTAATTATATTGGGTCCTAATGCTCGCCATGAAGTTGAAAATGAAAGATTGACCATGAGATTTATTAGACATCCTGAAACGATATTTGAGGATAATGAAAAAGAATCTTGACATTCCACTTGATTGATGTTATGATGGGTTGTTATGAAAAATGATCATTTGCTACACGCGGAAGATTTATTAATTACAGAAGCGAATCCTTTTGTTCCGTTGAATATTTTGGAACAAGTATATAATTTCCTTACTGGAATTCCAACTAATACAACTGTCTCTGTAAAATGGGATGGCTGTCCTGCCTTTGTAGTCGGTAAAAATCCAGAAAATAATAGATTTTTTGTTGGTACTAAAAGTGTATTTTCTGGTAAAAAAGTAAATTATTGTCATGCAGATATTATGGAGAATTATCCGGACAATAAAAAATTACAAGCCGTATTAATGGAACTTTATGATAAATTCTGGTATATTGATTTTCCACATGTATTGCAGGGTGATTTATTGTGGATGAAAGATGAACAATTAGGAGATGAAGATGAATGTAAGTTTCAACCTAATACATTGGTATACGTAATTCCAAATACATCTAAAATATATAATAATGTTTTGCATTCTGATATTGGTTGTGTATTTCATACCACATATACTGGAACTACTTTAGAGAATATGGAAGCACATGTTGGTGCAATAAATCCAGATTATTTAAAATCTGAACAGATATATGCATTTGATCCGAAAGTATATTCTCCAAAAAATTTAAATTTTAACTTGGGAATTATTCCTAAAATGAGAGAGCAAGCCTTAAAATTATTACAATTGGTTCCTGCATTAAAGTATTTGCAGACGCGAGTATATTTCCAGCAATATATTAACTATTGTATTAAGAAAAATAATATTACATATTCATCTTTTGATTTTATTGAATATCAAAATTCCTTGTTCGAGCAACATATTTCCAAATTAAAAACTCAAAGAGGCAAAGAAAATGCTGCATGGGACTATGATGTATATTTAAATGGGTTTGATCGTGTTGTAGGTCCAAAAGATTTTGAGTATATCATTGCATATTATTTGGATCTTGTGCGTTTGAAAAATACATTGATCAATGTATTAGATACCATATCTGTAAAGGATATTGCAATTTATTTACCAGATGGTAGAGGTTGCGGCCATGAAGGATATGTGGCCACATCATTAGGATATACTGTTAAATTAGTAGATCGTTTTATTTTTTCTCGTGCCAATTTTGAGAGGTGGAGTGAATGAACATAATTTTGGGAGGCAAATAGAAATGAGTGATTCAAATTATAAAATTGTAGTCGGAAGTTCTATTTATCAATTAGAAAATAATGTAAATGAAGAATTGAATAAAGAATATAGAATTGTATTAGGAGGTCCGTTTGTATATGGATCTTATTGGGGCCAGGTTATTGTTGAGAGAACTCCATAATGGAGTGAATAATGAAAACAATTGTAATGACATTTGGAAGATTTCAAACTCCAACAGAAGCACATTTGGATTTGTTTATGTGTATGAATTGGTACGCATTTGTAAATCGATGCGACTGGTTGGTTTTTGTTTCTCCTAAAACTGATAATAAAAAAAATCCACTCACGTTTAATTATAGATTGACATATTTGGAAAAATGTGTAGGTTCTTCTATTTATTTTTATCAACTTAATGATATTAAAAATCCATATGATGCACTTTTTTATTTGGGAAAACTTGGATATGAAAAGGTTATTATTTTAACGGGGTCGGATGAAAAAAGTTTTGATAATTTTAAAAAATATATAAATCATCCAGATCCAGAAAAATGTTTTCCTAATATAAAGGAAATCGAATATATTATATTTGGTGAAGAAAGATTTTCGGATTTTCCGAGTTCTCCTCGGGCGCGTGTAAGTTCTACTCGGGCCCGTGATGCTGCAAAGGTTGGAAATTTTGAATTATTTAGTTCGCTTGTTGCGGGATCTTTCGATCAGAAATTGGAATTATACAGCCGGGTAATTGAGGGAATGAAAGGATAAATACAATGCCATCTACAATCTTTACACCGGAACAAATTGAAGAGTTTCAGTACGCAATGGAAGGACCGGCGTACTGGATGGAATTTTTCATGGAAGGCACACCATATGATGAAGAAGCTCTTGACACCATTCATGAGAACCGCTTCACGGTTTGCGACATAGATGAACTCACTGGGCTGTTCTATATCCTGTGGGAAGCCAATTTCAAACCACATCAACGGATTGCGATTTTGTCTCCTACTCAAAGACGAGCGGAAGATGTTCTTGGTTGGATAGTAGGTTATTTGGCGACTCTACCGGACTATCTCAAGATGGAAGTGGTAGCGAAGAACAAGAAGCGCTTGGAACTTTCCAATGGTAGCATTATCGACGCTCTGGCACCGTACTACACGTCCTTGCGCGGGTGCTCTTATAGCACCATTTACTTCGACAACTTCGCACGGGTACTACCGGATGTTGAAAAAGACTTCTTTACTAACATTTTTCCCACAGTCAGTTGTGGCTGTACCAAGGTGATTATCAATTACGGTAAAAGATATTTTGACGTATTTCGTGGGAATGACATGTTTGTAAAGGTGCGCTGTTAGTCTTCATTGTTCAGGTAGTGTTAGACATTTGTGTTATTCCTGTTAGTTCCGCTTGTTGCGGGATCTTTCGATCAGAAATTGGAATTATACAGCCGGGTAATTGAGGGTTTAGATCCAAAATAGTTAATTTCAGGTAATGCCTAAATATATATGAATCATATATTAGGAGATTACCATGAAATTAGCAAGAGACGCCAATTTTGGCGACCGTACGGCAAATGAAGAAAAGGTAATGGAGAATGTACATACAGCCCCATCATTTAGTTTTTCTACATATTGTGAAATGAGAGAAAAAGAGAAACAAAAACGATATTTTGAGGAAGAATTTGAATTATCTGAATGTAGAGAGGTGGTTTTTGGCATACATAATGGATGCAAAAATTGTGAAGGTACGGGATGGTGTGCCGTATCATCTTTAAATATGAAAGAACCACTTCGTCAATTATGGGTTCAAGCAGAAATTGATAATCCATCACAAGATAATTTTCATTTATTACCTTGTCCAGTTTGCCAGCCAGTTGAAAATGGTTTAAATGGAATGCCAGAATTATCAGAACATATTGTGAAAGTTGGAAATAAATTTGAACTTAAAAGTAAAAAAACTGGTAAAAATCTCGGTGAGTATACATCAAAATCTGGAGCAGAAAAAAGAGAAAAACAGGTTTCTTACTTTAAACATTTGAAAGAAGATGCGGTACTTCCAGGGGATCCTGACCGCAAAGAACTTAAAGAAGAACAACCGTCCGAATATAACCAAAAACAATCACAAGATAAAAAAGACCAAAAATCACAAGAGACTACAAATTCTGGTGATAAAAAGCAAGATGACAATCGTGCAAAATGGGAAAAGAAAAAACGCAGTGCCGATAAAAAGAAAGCAGAAGAAAAAGAGCGTTCAACTAAAAAACTTTTACCATATGAATTTACCGATCAAAAAGATGCAGAACGGGCTGCCGGGCATTTAGGAATGCATGGATCGCATACTACAGGAAATGGTATTTATAAACCAGGTACTTCTGATATGTCATTGCGTGATGCAGTTGCCCGCAAGAAACAAAAACAACGGATGCGTAGTGGTAAAGTACAACATGAGGAAAATGAAAATAATCCAATGCGGGCATATCCTCAGGACAAAATCGGTCTTCATGAAACTATTGATATTTTGAAGGAATGTGTTCTTAATACATTACCTTATTAAATGAAAACCCTTGCAAGGATCCGGGAATGTATTTCCGAATCTATTAAACTTAATATTCCGCGGGGGTATTTAGAAATTCCAAGATTCCAAATGCCCCAGATTGAATTGAAAGATTATCCAGAATTTTTCCGATTACTTGCATTGCGTAAAATTTCAGTTGTGCGAATAAAAATATTAGCAAGAGAATTACGTATTGCACAAACTGAAATTAATTTTTCCAAAATTAGAGAATGGATGAAGTCTATGCCTAAGGGGGCAAAAGATAAACCTTGTTTAATTTCATCTGATCTTTATATATTAGATGGCAACCATACGGCATTGTCACTAATGAATAGAAATCCAGAATCTAAAATTGATTGTTATATAATTGGATTGGAAATGGAAGAGTTATTACAGACTGTAAGGCTCTTTGATCGAATTACTTATAAAACAGTGGAATCATAAATACTTTAGAGGACTAATATGTTTGGAGATACTTTCGATCTGCCGTTATCTTTAGTTGAAAAGGTTGAAAAGATTTTGGGAAATAAAAAACCTTTACCACCGGGAATAGATCTTCATGAAATTTCCCCACCAAGTCCAAAAATTGAAAAGTGGATTAAATCAAATCGTGGTCGTTTTGAAAAAGAATATGGGGCTAAAAAGGGAAAAGAAGTCCTTTACGCTCGCGCATGGAAGATGCATGAAGAAGAATTAGAATTGGAAGCAAGTGGTTTCGGAAAAGAACCGGAATTTCCTGAAGATAAAAAAGAAGATGATGATAAACCCAAAAAAGGTAAAGAAAAAATTATCATGAATCCTATGGTAGAGCCAGAAAAAATATCTTCACCAGATCCAACCAAGATGCAAAAGATTACTTAAGGAGAAATTTATGTCACTGTGGAAAAGAAACGTAGCACCTGAATGGGCAAAACATTCAGTAATTGGTAAAGCAGGATATTATCATCCTGTAACAAATGAAGTTTTAGTTCCATTTGTTTCTAAAGCATGGGGAGGAACATCGTCTGTAGATACATATAATGCTAATCCCGCAATTGTTGCAACACCATCCGTACAACAAGTTACTTTTTACAAAGGATTTATTGCTGCATCTGGTGAGGCAATACTCGATAGAAAAACATCATTTAATACTGGTAATACTTTAAAATTTGCCGTTAGATTTAATGGTCAAGTGGTTGTAACAACTACTGGTGGAACTCCATATTTAGAGGTTGTAATTAATGGTAATACACGCCATGCACCATATCTTGAAACTGGTTGGGGTAATAACACTGCCACTTTAATGTTTGAATATCAATTAGTGGCTGCTGATACTGCGGCCGTAGGACAAGTAACACTTGGTGTGATACAGTTAAATAGTGGAACTATTAAAAGTTTATATGCTCCATATAATTCGGCAACATTAACTCTTCCTACAGTTCTTATTTTGAATGCTAATACAATTACAGGAAAATTCAATGTTGATGACGTTGTAACACAAGCGCACGGTGCTGGAAATGTAGCGGTTAAACAAGTAACTTCATATGATACCTTCATAACAATTATTGGCACTGCTGGAACATTTGGATCTGGAGGTATTACTGATTCGGTAACAGGTGCAACTGCGACTGTAACAGGTACTTCTGGTCAAACAGGTGCTGTAGTAGTTGTATCACCAAGTCCAACTTATTTGAGTAGTGTAGTTGTTGCAAATGCAACGCACTTTACAAGTGCTGGTGTATTAGCAATGACTGCTGGATTTAGCAAACCTGTTAATTATACTCCGGGTACATCTGGTACTTCTGGTATTGCAGTAGCATTTACAGTAGGTGGTGGAGTTGCATCTGCCGGTACTGCTGGTGTTGCAACTGGATTGGTTAATAATATAGTATTTAAATATACAATTAAAGGTAATACTATTGATAGTTCGGGTACAGGTGGAGTTTCTATTGTTTCACCAATATTAGTAGGTGTCGGTGGTTCATTAGTTGATGCTAATGGAAATGTTCCACAGGAAACATTTACACCACCTGCAACTAATTCAGACTATGTGAATTAAGGATACACAATGAAC